AATAACGGTTGGCTCGATATTGACATTATTACAACTCATCGACTAAAGTACCATGCCTCTGCTTCACTCGTGTTCAGTGTGTCTTGTGGATAAGAAGTATTTAATTGTTGTATTAGTGCTTCTAATTGTCTAATCAATTCAGAAAATTGCTGAGCATCATACTCAGGTCTTGGATCAGGAAATCTTTGTAGTGTTAATTTTGCCATATTTCTTTCCCATTAAAAATCCAAGAGTAAAAGCTACTCCTAAAAAACCTATTATTAAAAATGTGTGCCATAATAAAAACATTTTATCTTCTTCCATCAGGCTGAACATCAAAACGTTGTGTTCCTAATCTCCAAGCAGTACCTATAGTATTAGAAACTACATTAACTGTAAACTCTCTACCTCTTCCCCTTAAACTTACAAATTCAGTAGTGTCACTAAAAGTTGTTGTTTTAGTTACACTCTGTGTGTTGTTTGGATAGTATTTAAATTCTAAATCCATGTTTAAAACACCTGATTGATTTTGAATGTCAGGTATTAGTTTTTGTACAAAAAGTATATCATTACCCTCTCCAATTTCAACCGATCCAGATTTAACATAAGCAGTCATAGCTTGACCATCAGCGTCATTACCTGCTTCATGTAAATATGTTTGACTTGCTCCATTAGTTAAGCCTAGTATTGTTTCATTATTTGCAACAGTATTAGCTAAATATTCTGTGCCTACGGGGTTATCAAACACCCCTCTGTCAATCCAAGAAGTTCTAGACAAAGTGCCTGTCCACCACGTTTGTTCTAAATAATTGTAAGCAACAATTGCGTTTATTTGATCAGATCCAGTTCTTGTATAAAACCATAATATCTCGTTAAATTCACCATTATGTCCTGCAAAAGCATTTTCGGATCCTGTTTGATTAATATTATTAAAAACAAATTGTTCTACGGTACAGGGAAGTTTTTTTACAGTACCATCGAAGAGGTAAAATGAATCTTGAGACATCCAATAAGAAACACCATTTAAATCAACGGCAGCGTGTTGACCTATAATTCCACAGTTTTGACCTAACTGTCTTAAACCAAAAGTAAATGGTGGACCAATAAATTGCATTGAGTGTAGTGAGGTATCTGTCCAAACTAATATTTGACCTCTAGAACGTTCCGCTGCCACGATCCGTGATCCGTCGGCAATCCTTAAAGAACCTGCTGTATTCTCTGCGGTCGGTGTATAATTGTTAATATCTTCTTGATCCGAGAATCTAATCAACAAATCATCTTGAGATCCTGGTGTACCAATTGTGCTTTCTGTACCCATGATAAGTAAATGTCTGTCTGGAGTAGAAATTAAACTTAATCGTGACTTAGTTGGAGCATTGGCAACAGCGGCAGCTCTTGTAGCAAGTCCGACAGAGGTATCCCATTTAAAAGTTCCTCCATTTAAAACAGTAGCTATTAAGTCTTCACCAAAATTATCTAATGACCATTGTCTAGCAGCAAGAGTCACGTTAGATGATGTTGAAGGACTTCCCCATCCACCTGCACCCCATTCGTCTGTTCCATAACCATAAGCAAGAAGAGAAAATTCGGGACCAGGATTTATTTGATAATTAGCGTTACCTGTTCCACCTCCACCCGCTGTAGATCCAGATGCGGTGCTAGTATGAGTAACTACATATGCACTTGTATTAACAACAGAGGTGACCTCAAATTCATTGTTCATATCCAATCCGTCTATAGCGGAAAAGGAATCAAATGTTACAAAACTACCTTGAATACATCCGTGACCTGAGTCAGTCACTAAGACAGAAGTAGTAGCATTCGTGGTGAAAGGATTAGTTAAAGAAGTCGGTCCTCTTCTAATTGGAGTAATGTCGTAAGCTAGTCCCTCTTGAACGATATAAAGTTTTCTGTCTGTTCCTATTGCAATATGTCTTGTTCCATCTAAAGACACCCAAGCGTGTTGATCACGAGCTACTCCTACAATAGAAGTAGCAATGAACTTCTCCCATCCTTTGATCTTTTGTGGTAATCCTTGAAAAAAGCGTACATTATCACCGTCTGTCCACTTGCCTCGGCCTGTGTAGTCGGTTACTTCTTTATTGATACCTGGAGCGGGTCTAAAATTAACTAAGGGCATTTAGCCAATATACTATTGATTGGGCGTAATTCAATAGAGTTTTAAGAATCTAAAATAAACTGAAATGCAACAGATACCCTAAAAACACCATTAAGCGTATGTATTGGACCAATACCACGATGAGGTAAGTGAGAAGAGAAAATTACTAAACGATTAGGTTTATAGGAACAAGCATCAATAACTTCTTCACCCTTGCTATCATAAAGCAAAAATTCACCACCCCACCAATTAATCCATTCTGGATTTGTAAACAACATGGCTGTCAAACTTCCTTTATTGAGATCAGTGTGAAGAGTTCCATCTTGACCAGGCGAATTCCCGTTAAAATGAATTTTTTGTAGTTTATTATTAAAACTAATCATTATTTTTTCTATTTTTTCTTGCGTGCTTTTTATAAAAGGTATGGTTTTTATAGTCTCTTCAGGTAAACCTGCACAAAAAGAATCTATACCATACTTTTCTGAATGTCCTATATTCTTGTATCTCCAATTTATTGCACCTTCTTCGCAATAAATTTTATGAAATAAAGACATGTCTTCAAAATTAGTGAAATTATCTATTGTTTGAAAAATATGGTTTTTCATTGTTTCAATATTGCAAAATTAAAAGCTATAGAAATACGTTCATGATCTAAGTTATTACACCCTAATACTCTATGAGGTATCATAGAATCAAACAATACAATTTCTTTATCTTTAGGCACAAATGAATGTTTCCATCCGTTCAATTGAGGAACTAAATCAGAAAAAACTATAGGACATCGATCACAACAAACCTTATGATAATAGACAGCGGAGAAAGTTTCTGTCGAATGTACATGAGGCTCATTATAATCTTGTCCTTTATTGATGTTTAACCAAAAATTCATTAATGAGACTTTCACTCCCTTCTCTAAGAAACAATTAGCTATAAATTTAATTAAATCATCATAACCAAAAGTTATATTATTGCTCTGATACCCTCCTTTGTTAGATACCTGTCTACCTTTATCAAAATCAAGTAAATGCTTGTTGTGAAGATCTATAATAGAACTGTCTCCCGTATACGTAGTTCTATATATAACTTCTTGATGTATAACTACTTCTTCAATCATTTAATCAATAATAAATTCTAAGTTTAATGTTTGTCTCAACCCCTCAGACTGAGGATAAGATCCGTGAAAAACATGAGCAGGAAATATAAAAAAATCACCTTTATTAACAGTATAAGGTTCAACATTTACTTTGTCGTTTTCATCTCTTAAAACAAAGGATAAACTTCCAGGTAAATCTTTTTCTATTTTTTCTGGAACCTCTAAAAACAAAACTGTTGACAATACATTATATGTTTTTGCCTGATCTCCATTATCGTGACAATGAAAAGTATGAAAACCATATTTCTGGCCATATATAGTCCAAGCCGCTTTCAATTTTAAATTAAAATTATAATTTTTGTCTATTTGTTTGAAGATAGTTAGAATTACTTTAGCTAAAGAATCACTGACTGTATTAATCTTACCATTTTCATTGATTGGAAATTGTAAGGAGTTTGATCCATGTGTACTAAGTCTTTTGTCCTCTACAGGATGTTGATTTTTAACGCATTCGTCAACAATCTGTTTAAAGTTTAATAAATTAATATTTGTTCCAATTACCCAATCTTTTGAAGTATCTTTTATTTTTATGTTCAATTTATTTTTTACTAAATAAAGATCCAACATGACCTTTAAAAGCACGATTACCAAAATGTGTTAAAGGCATAGCTATATCAGCCCAGATATCCCCACCACATTCCTGCCATAATCTAGAAAAATAATAATCTTCTGATAGATATCTTTTAATACCGTTTGTTTCATAAATTCCTGCACAAAATAAATCATAGCAGTTATCAGAACTAAAAGATTTACCATTGATAATTTGATCAGAAGTATATTTGCGTTCTGGGAATTTCTTCATCATAGTCCTAAATACTTCTCTTTTAACAAGCATCATTCCTGTGGCAGCTTCTTGCACTTTACAAAAACCATCTTCCATTTTAACATTCTTTGGATCATCAAAGTTAAGATTATATCCAAGACTTTTAACTTCAATCTCCTCAGGACTAGCGTTCGGATTTTCTTTTAAAATTTCTGGTATTTTCTCTAGGTGAAGATGTTTTCTTGGATAGATACCACATACAACATCTTTATCAAAACAAAGCATACGTTCAATGTTTTGAGATTGAAAACCTATATCAGAATCAATAAATAATAAATGTGTGGCAACATAATCTGTTTGATCCATCATCATAGAAACACAGGTATTTCTTGCTCTGGTAATTAAACTTTCATTGCCCATTGTTTGAACACGCATTCCAACGCCTTTTGCCATTGACCACTGCTGTAGCTGCAATAACCCGTGCATTGTATTTTCTGTTAACATCCCGCCATACATTGGCATTCCTAAAAATATCTTATAATTCTTATTCTTGAGTTCTTCTGTCTTGATCATATTTAAGTTCCTTATCTATCGTAAAAATCCAATATTGTATCTACCATCGTACCAGTGACTTTTATAGTTTTCGTCTTCTGAATCAACATAATGCAAAAATGTCTGCACACAATGATCTCCAGCAAATGGATCTCTCCAATGTAACAATTGTTCTCCCATATAGACCGCACCGTCACCTGGTTTTAAAAGAACTTCATTCAGAATTTTAACTTTTTTAAAATTATATGTGACACCATCTTTTGAATTTTCATCAAAAACACCAAAGTAAATTGGCCACGGATCTCCTCCTAAATTAAGAGTAACAGAATATTGACACGATGGTCTATCTGAATGTATTTTTAATTCGTCACCTTTAATATAGATTCTAGAATAACTATAGCTAGGACAAAGTTTTTTTTGAGTTACTTGAGACATAATAGGCTCTAACTGAGACATGGTAGTTTCAGCAGTTAAATCACCATAGGTTCCTTTTACCCAATCGTCTCCTAGTGATTCAGATTGATCATCAAAATCTCTATTAGTACATCCTTTTAAAATAAAATAATTATATAAAAAACTTGTAATGTCTGGAGATATTAGATTTTCTAAAACAACATACTTATTTTCTGTAAAATATTTTAACTTATCCATGCTACTAAAACTCTTCTTTCTCCTTTTGTTACAGGGTATACTTTATGAGGAAAACAAAAATTACTCGGGAATATAACACCCTCACTTCTTTTTAAATGAAGAGAAGTGTTATCATTAATCACACTTAAAGTACCTCCTTCATAAGAATTATTTAAACCAATTATACAAGTTAGTGTTCGAGGAGCGTGTTTAGAGTGATGATCTGTATGCCACTCATAATGTCCTTCGTCTGTATCTTGATATTTTAAAAAATTAAAAGAAAACTCAGGTTTAATTAAATCAATAAAAGGAGTTTGATTAGTGTAGCTGTCAACAATTTTTTTTACACCTCTAACTATTTCATTATAAATAATTCTTTTTGCTACTGAATGCCCTATATCTTCTTCTTTAAAAAAGAATTGTTTAACAGATCTGTTTCTTTTATCTATGAGATTACTGCCGTCTGTATTAATTGTTCCAGCTATTTCAAAATTAGAGTCTTCTTTATAAATTACATTATCTATAGATTTTATTAATGGTCCTTTCAAAACATTCCTGAATGTTTTGATATAACCGTTTATGGTTAAATTGTGCACTGTTTATTATTCAGCGGGAGGATTTTGAATGTCTTCTTCAGTTTTCCATCTAGTAATCATTGTATTAGCCCAAGATGGAATATCATCAGCACTAGCTAATTGTAAATTGGAAGTGCTATCAGTATATTCTATTTCCCCAGTATTTGTGTTGGGGTTAAATTGAAGTGCATGAATATTACTTGGAATAACGTCGTGAGCAGTTAAATTTTTATGAGCTACACGATCAATAATAACATCGGCCTCAGTATTCCCTGAAAACTTTGCAGGTCCGTTATTTACATCACTCTCATTAACATCAGAATCATTAATAATAGTAATTTGATTATTTGCTGTTACGTTGTTTATTGTTATTGGCATTTTTTGTTACCTTTGTTTTTCCTTTCTTCTTTTTATCAAGTTTTTTGTTTGAAAGCAAGTTGATATCTTCAGGTACTTTTTCTCCCTTTTGAATATTTTCTTGAGCAGTTCCCAAAGCTCCCCATACACTACCTACATCTTTTAATTTAGGATTTTCCTTTTCTTGTGCCTGTTTTGGCAACATTGAAAGAGTTACCATATTAGCTTTAACCATCTCATTTCTAAAAGATTCAACAGCGGCAGTGGTTTGTATTTGTTTACCGTTATTTTCTACTAAAAGAAGAGGCAACCAAGCAATAGAACAACCCCATTCTTGAACAGGAGTTCCTGTTTGAGGATTATTACCTTGAAGCATATTATACCAAATACACTGGTGTTTTATGCATTTTTTGTTTAAAAGGGGACACTTACCATCGGGATCGAATATTGGCATTTCTAGTTAGGATAATACAGGATTTTTTTTATTTATCAATCTTTAGTTGCAGCTATTACATCTTCATGTTTAACATCCATAGAGGGAACCGCTAAAGCTGCACTAGCAGTAGATACCGAGCCACTTAAAGTAAAAGATAATGGACTGACAGTATGAGAGTGACCTCCTCCTCCACCAGTATTTCCCATATTACCACTACTTGGAGAAACAATTTGTCTTTGATCGGGCGCTGAGTTAAAGAGGTTATTTGTACCGTCATTTGGATTCGCAACTGCGGGAGATGAAGGGTGAGAGTGACTAGCCATTTGAGGAGTAGATAAAGTTGTGGAGTCAGAACTTCCAGAAGGAGCGGTCACGGTGCCTGGACTGCTAATAGTAAAAGGAACCGTTTTAGACTCGGTTGTTTTTCCTGAAGTCAAAGTAGCGGAAAAACCATCTGAACCGCCTACGCCTGCACCAGTTCCTGTTACAATACGTAAGCAACAGTCATTTATTGTTGAAGCTGTATTTTGTGTCCAACCAGTGGGAGCACTTGCTTGATAAAATAATGCAGTTGTGCCTGAAGGTATAGAAGAAACACCTGTTAAAGCTGCACCGTTACCAGATAAAGCTGCGGCGTTTATTACTCCGTTAGAAGATAAAACCGTTCCGTTAACGGTTAAAGAATTTTTTATACTAAAAGTTCCAAGAGAATTTGCAAAAAGATCAACCATTGCATCACCTTTATTGTACATAATAGTGTGAGCACCTTGAACTACAGCAACTCCGTTAGACCCGTGACCTGTTGGAGCTACGGTTAAAGATTGTGATCCTGAAGTGTTATTAAAAAATATATAATTTGACTCAACGGCTGGAACAAAAACAGTGATATCACCTGTCAAAGCACCTGTAAATTCAATTACTTTATTAGAAGACTCAGCTGTTGGATCCGCATTGTTTGTGGATAAAGTTACGTTAGCAGAACCAGCAACATCTTTAGATAAATATCCAGCAGTAAAAGCGTCTACTACTTCCAAATTGTTATTTGTATTTTCTCCCCAAGTGTTGGCATTCGCTCCTGTTTGTTGAAGTTCTAATTTATATCTATCTGAATAATTACTTGTCATTTTTTAATCCTGTGATGCTATTATACTATCTAAATACTTCAAGTCCATATTAGGAACACTTTGAGAAATTGTTAAGTCAGCAGCATTGTTTCCTACCACAGTTCCAGTTATTGGGTGACTGTGTGAACCTCCACCACCAGTATTACCAAAATTAGTTGTTCCACCTGTGCCACTTAAAGAACTCGGTTGTGCAGTAATTACTCGTCGAATTGCTGGAGGTGTTGGTGCGTTTAATCTTAAAGAATGGTTGTGTGCAGGAAGTTCTGGAGTAGAAAGAGTATGTGATCCTGATGTTCCACTTACAGGAGCTGTTAATGGACTCATATCAACAGTCGTGTCTGCTGCTGCACTTTTGGCAGCGAAAGTTGAAGTGAAATCTGAAGTTCCGCTAGTTCCTCCACCTGATCCTGTCACTATTCTTAATGTAGAGTTATTAAGAGCTGCGGTTGTATCTTTTGTAAAACCTGTAGGAGCGTCAGCCTGTGCAAACATTACTTTTGTTCCTGAAGGAAATTCGTTCACACCAGAAAGGCCAGCTCCATTACCTGTAACAGTTGTAGCAGCTACAACTCCATTAGAATTTAATTGTATATTATCTCCCACTCTTAATTGATTAATGACACGAACATTACCTAATGAATTAGCAAAAAGGTCAACAACTGTATCTCCAGTACAATATTGAACTGTATGAGAACCTTGTGATATTGCAACTCCATTAGAACCGTGTCCCGTAGGTGCAACGGTTAAAGTAAAAGAACCTGAAGTATTGTTAAAAAATATGTAATTGTTTTCTACGGCTGGTATAAAAACGGTAATGTCACCTGTTAAGGCTCCTGTGAATTCTATAACTTTATTAGAAGATTCAGCATTAGGATCTCTGTTAGCTGTGGTTAATGTTACGTTAGCAGAACCAGCAACACTCTTTGCTAAATAACCTGCGTTAAAAGCATCTACAGTTTCTAAATTTGTGTTTGTAACATTTCCCCATGTATTGACATTAGCTCCTGTAGCCATTAATTCTAATTTAAGTCTATCTGAATAAGTGCTCATATTTTAATCCTTTACGCAAACTATAGTGTTTGCGTGTTTAATGTCCATAGTCGGTATTGTAAAACTTGTTGGTGTTGATGCTGTTCCAGTAAGAGCACCAGTTCCAGTAAGAGAGTGTGAGTGACCTCCCCCTCCTCCAGTATTTTCAGTGGTTCCAGGAGGTATACCTGTTTGAAATGCTGTTTGAGGAAAAACGTCTATAGTGGAATTAAAAGTATTTCCTGTTGAAGAAGGGTGGTTGTGACTAGGAAGTTCTGGAGTAGAAATAGAGTGATTACCTAAACTAACTCCAGAAGCGTCTGCTGTAGTAGTTGAGGTATCAAAATCTATATCTCCAGTGGCTGTAGTTTTTGATGCACTAAACGTAGACGTAAACTCACTAGATCCGCCTGTGCCTCCACCTGAACCCGTTACCACTCTTAGAGTAGAGTTAGCTAAAGCGGCAGCTGTATTTTGTGTCCAACCTGTTGGTGCTGTTGATTCTAAAAAAACCATTTGTGATCCTGCTTCAATAGTCACAACATTAGCAAGAGTTGATCCGTCACCTGTATAACTTGTAGCTGTCATTTGACCATTAGCTTGAATTTTTACAGTGTTAGCCACATTAACTAAATTTTTAACACTTACTGTTCCTAGAGAATTTGCAAAAAGATCTACTATTGTATCTCCTGTGCAATACTGCATCGTATGTGCTCCTTGAACAATAGCAACTCCATTTGATCCGTGTCCTGTTGGAGCTACTGTTAGTGTCTGAGAGCCTGTAGTATTGTTAAAAAAAATATAATTGTTTTCTACCGCAGGAACAAAGACAGTAATATCACCTGTTAAGGCCCCTGTGAATTCTATAACTTTGTTAGATGCTTCTGCATCTGGATCAGCGTCAGCCGTTGTTAAGGTAACGTCAGCACTGCCTGCTACACTTTTTGCTAAATACCCTGCTCCAAAGCTATCAATTACATCTAAGTTATTATTTGTGTTAGTTCCCCAAACATTGGCATTTGCCCCTGTTGCCATTAGTTCTAATTTTAATCTATCTGAATATGTGGATGCCATGATTAGTTTATATACCTATATTTTAAAAAATTCAATTTCATAAACCTATGCTGCCACTGAAGTCCATGTGTTACTTGCACCTGTTACAACATTTGCCCATGGCGTTGATCTTATATTACCAACACTTGCGATCATTTCAAGTCCTGTTGGTGTTACTACTGCACTTCCTGTTTCAGTTGTATCTCCATCAGCAAATTGCATGGAAACACCTGATAAACTGTATCGACTTTCTATTATAACATTAGCAAGAGATGTTGATATTTCTTGTCCTGTTACAAGTTCAATGTGAGAAGCTACAATCTCCACAGCACCTATTGCAAAGTCCATCTGATCTCCAGGAGCAGAAGTTGTAACACTTCCATCTGCTATGATAGTTGGATTTTGTAAAGGAACACTAAGTTCAAACCCTGTAATAGGAATAATATTGTCTGTTTGTGTTGTGCTTGTTCCTAAATCTGAGTCAATACTTAAACCTGTAGGAGTAGCAATAACTCCTGTTCCTACATCAACATTTACAGTTCCAGTAAGTGTAGCGATAGACTCGCCTGTAACGTTAGCAAAAAATTCAATATTTTCATTCCAAGTAAAAGAACCCCAATTGTTTCTACCCCAACCTGCATCAACTGTTGTAATGACTAAAGGAGCTGCACTATCGATAATGTCTGTAGAACCATTGGCGCCGTCAAAATGTAAAAGAATTAAAGTATTTGAATCAGTCGTAAATTCAGATGTTGGAGGAGTAAAGTTTGATGTATATCTTACGCTTGTTGATATTCTTGTTTCGTCAAAATATCCGTCTGAGGCGAGTCCTCCACCAAATGCCGCTCCAATTGTATAAACTGTTGATGGAATATCTTGATCGACAGTGTCTGTATTAGTTCCAACGGAATTGCCATCAATATAAATTTCATAATCTCTTCCGTCTCTTGTAACTGCAATATGATGCCAAGTATCAGCTGACAAATTATGAGCAACATCAATCTGAGATGCTCCACCACCAAATTTAAATATAATATTGGTTGCAGTTATATAAAGAATAGGGGAGTCATTCGATCCTACATTTTCGCTTGTATCCCAAATATATTGAAAGCCTGAAAGATTGTTAAATCTTACAAAGGTTTCAAAAGTCCAGTCTCCTAAACCAAGAGTGTAGTCTCTATTAGACTGTATATAATCTCCTGTACCATCTAGTTCTAAAGATGAACCACCAAACTTAAATTGAGCTGTCGATAATGTAGCATCACCGACTACGTCAAAGGTTTGATTTTCGGTATCTAAGGCAAAATTAATTTCAACGCCTGTTGGTTGAACACCGTGACCTTCACCTATAGTGATGGTTCCTGTTGCTGTGGTTGATTGTACCCCTGTTAAAGGATAAATAGATTCTGGTTCACCGATAGCTGTACCGAGTGTTGAAGCTGAAGAAACACCCGTGGGGTTAATAAGTGCAGTTCCAGTTATACCTACATCTTCTAATGTAAATGAACTTGCTACACCAGTGACAGAAGCTGTTATGGAGCTTTGTTGGCCCCAACCGCCTTCGCCCCAATTATTTTCACCCCAAGCGTCTGCCATGGTAAGGACTCCCTATGGATTAGGAAATCCTTAAAATAGCGTTTGTTGCATCATTAGTAGGAAATTGAATTGTAAATGTTCCGTTTGTGGATGTCTTCACGCCACCAAAATCTAATACTGCAATTGAAGCATTTGTATTCGCTGATGAAGTGTTATAAATCAAAGCTGCTTGAGCTGAGATTGTTGCACTTGTAAATGATAAATCATCAAAGTCTACAAAAGCTGTAGATGCTGTTGCGTTGGTTTTGGTTA